TACCAAAAGAGAACTTGTACATACGAAAGGACGGAACCAAAATGACAGAGAACATGAAAGAATACAGAGACGAACTCCAGAAGCAGCTTTACGAAGCAACAGCAAGATTCGAAGAAGCGAAGAAAGAGGCAGCCGAGAAGATCTTGAGACTTACATGGAGCACTGCAGAGACCTGCGGAGCAGGATACGCAGCAAGCATAGAAAAGATCACGATCGAAGGCGCAAAGATGAGAGCCCTCGGGATTACCATTTCAGACTTCGACTACTTCGCAGCGCAGGAGGAGAAAGAAGAAGCTAACAAGGCGCTCGGAATCACAGCAGAAACAGGACACTGCTACAAGGTCACAGTAAACTTTGGCGGAGAGTCGGTCGATCCGGAATCGCTTCCGATGGCGGTCACAGAGGACTTCATGGTAATGACCTGCAGCGCAAGCCAGGCAAAGAAGCAGGTCGAGAATTACCTTAAGGCAGGCGGATTTGAAAACTACGAAATCAAGGACGCAGAGTTCATGACGACGGTGAAAAGATAAGGAGCGGCCATGGAAAAGAGTAGCGAAAAGCTTCTAAAGGAAATACTCGAAGCGGAAGAAGAACTGAAGAAGTTCACACCGGAGCAGATAAGGAAAGCACTTCAGGGTTACAAAGGGTTTGATGAATATGAGTACGAGAGAGGAATGAAAAAATGCATAGCGAAGGAACGATAAAAATAGGGGGTTGCATTATTCATTACTGGGTGAAGCACTTCGAAGAATCCAGCGTCTACGGGATAGACGAAGGACGCATTTCAAAGCTCACGCTGAAGCAGGAAGGTGAATTCCTAGCAAACTTCGATCGGGGCTGGGACATTGTTCCTGAAACATACGAAGCAAAGGCAGCGCTCGCAATACTTATGAAAAAATACAACTAAAGAATGCCAGAAGAGTTTAGAGGCTCTTTTGGTCGTACAGGCCATACGGCCTTTTTTTATTGCGTGAAAGGAGGCATCATGCGGAAGCTAAAAGAATACAAACCGACAGATTTCATGGCCGAAGGCTCCGCATACGATAAGGACGCTGCCGACTACGCGGTGAGCTTCATTGAATGCCTCTGCCACACCAAAGGCACCTGGGCCGGAAAGCCGTTCGAGCTTATAGACTGGCAGGAGCGGATAGTAAGAGATCTGTTCGGAGTCCTAAAGGGAAACGGGTACAGGCAGTTCAACACCGCATATATCGAGATACCAAAGAAGATGGGGAAGCAGCTCGCACTTGATACGCTAATTCCCACTCCGGATGGATTTGTGAATATGGGAAATATAGCCGTAGGCGATACGGTGTTTTCAGATACGGGAAAGCCGTGTCACGTAACAGCGAAAAGCAAAGTCGACTTCGATGAACAGGCATACAGGATCACATTCAGAGACGGCCAGGTAATAGAAGCGGGAGAGCATCATCAGTGGGAAGGAGAATATACATGCGGAAAAAGAAAGCACTGCATCATGACTACAGGTGAGCTTTACAGGATGCCGCGTGACAGAAGCTGCGTAAGGTTCCGCATTCCGCTTCCGGGAGCTATAGAAACAGAAGAAGCGGACCTTCAGGTAGAACCGTACCTTATGGGATACTGGCTCGGTAACGGCAATGCAGTGAAGCCGGAGATAACGATAAAGACAGGCGACATCGCAGGAGTGCTCCGGGAGATCACGCCGTATTACCCCGAAATACATTCATGGCAGAACGTAGGAGACAGCATCATATGCAGGATACCTGAGCTTAAGGCTGTGCTTCTTGAAAGCTTCAGAGATAAGGTGATACCGGTAAATTATCTCAGGGCGTCATACGATCAGAGGCTGAGGCTCCTTCAGGGGATAATGGATTCAGACGGAACTGTAAGCACGAGAAAAGGCCAGGGCGTCTACACATCGACGGAGAAAGCATTATCCGAAAGCGTGAGCGAGCTTTTATGGAGCCTTGGAATAAAGAACACAGTAACAACTGCGGTATCGACTCAGAGAAACGACTGGGGAAAGCCAAGCTCCGAGTGCGGAAGAAAAGAGACCGGAGAGACGCTGTACTATGTAAAGTTCACGGCGTTCAGCGATACGAAGGTAAGCTGCCTTTCGAGGAAGCAGGATAACAGCGCAGAAAGAGATCCTGGGACAAGAAGCCACTTCAGATATATCCGGTCGATAGAGAAAACAGAAAACAGAGGCATGCAGTGCATACAGGTTGACTGCCCGTCGCATCAGTATCTTGTAGGACGTTCGTTCCTTCCTACGCATAACAGCGAGCTCGCTGCAGCTGTAGCGCTGCTTCTATGCTGCGGAGACGGAGAGGAACGAGCAGAGGTCTACGGGTGTGCTGCAGACAGGCAGCAGGCCGCGATCGTGTTCGACGTAGCTGCCGACATGGTAAGGATGTGCCCCGCTCTCGGAAAGAGGGTCAAGATACTCGCATCTCAGAAAAGGATAATTTATCAGCCGACGAACAGTTTCTATCAGGTGCTGTCCGCGGAAGCATATTCGAAGCACGGCTTCAACATACACGGAGTAGTATTCGATGAGCTTCATACGCAGCCGAACAGAAAGCTTTTCGATGTAATGACGAAAGGCTCCGGGGACGCGAGGATGCAGCCGATGTACTTCCTGATCACAACTGCCGGAACTGACCGGAACTCGATCTGCTATGAACAGCACGAGAAGGCGCTCGATATATTAGAGGGCAGAAAGATCGACCCGACATTCTACCCTGTCATATACGGGGCGGACGAATCGGAGGACTGGACAGATCCCAAGGTATGGAAGAAAGCGAATCCGTCGCTTGGTATAACAGTAGGGATAGACAAGGTCGAAGCAGCATGCAGCTCAGCAAGGCAGAACCCGGCCGAGGAAAATTCGTTCAGGCAGCTCAGGCTAAATCAGTGGGTAAAGCAGTCGGTAAGATGGATGCCTATGGAAAAATGGGACGCATGCGGATTCAAAGTGCTGCCGGAAGAACTAAAAGGTCGTGAATGCTACGGCGGTCTGGATCTTTCGAGCACTACGGACATCACGGCATTCGTGCTCATGTTTCCCCCGAGGACCGATGACGAGAAGTACATCGTGCTTCCCTTCTTCTGGATACCGGAAGAGAACATGGATCTAAGGGTCCGTCGGGATCACGTACCGTATGATCTTTGGGAAAAGGAAGGCACCCTCAATACCACAGAAGGCAATGTCATCCACTATGGGTTTATAGAAAAGTTCATAGATGATCTCGGGAAAGACTACAACATAAAAGAAATCGCGTTTGACAGATGGGGAGCCGTGCAGATGGTTCAGAACCTTGAGGGCCTCGGCTTCACCGTGGTGCCATTCGGCCAGGGGTACAAGGACATGTCCCCTGCCACAAAGGAGCTCATGAAGCTTACGCTGGAGCAGAAGATCGCGCACGGAGGAAACAAAGTGCTGCGCTGGATGATGGACAATGTTTATGTAAGGACCGACCCTGCCGGGAACATCAAGATGGATAAGGAGAAATCAACGGAAAAAATCGACGGAGCAGTGGCAACAGTCATGGCTCTCGACCGCGCGATACGTCACCAGGACAGCGAAAGTATATATGACCAAAGAGGCATAGTCGTGATATAATATATAAGCAAAAGTAATGCACAATTGAAACGATTAATCATTTGTGATAAAATAAATGAATTAAACATTAAGGAGGGTCGAAAGTATGATAAGTTTTGCTCTCAATGCACCATTAAATCTAGGGCAGTTCACTGATGGTCAAACAGAACGAATTCAAAGATGCATGTTAGATGCCAAATATAATACTGTTGCATCTAATCCTGTAGTTAAGATTTATGATAATGGAAATGGTGGACAAGTAATAATAACACCTCAGCAGTATTCGTTTAAATTGTTGGGGAAATTAGAATATAGTCTTATTGAGTCAGGCCTAGATATTAGCAACAATTTACTTGAGATACTATTTCCGTCTGCAGAAATTGAAGCATGTAGTTTCACCTTTACAGATATTTTAGAACCAGATACTGATAATCTTGCCGAACAGTTACTTAAACTTTCTTCATTTGATTATTCAAAGGAAGCTTTGAAAGATATTACTACTATTGGCTATAGATTTTTGATAAAAAAGGAGAACTTGTTCGACGAAATAAAATTCGAGCCTTATCTAAAAGACATAAACAAATTGTTCGTAGAAGGTGTCTTCAACAATGAACATATTCAGATATCAAATATACAGGATTGTTCAAAGAAGGCATTCAATAGCATAGTAATGAAAATTAATACTTTAACTGAATTATAGGTTTGCAGTAAAGAGTGTTTACTATGAACAAAAAAAAAGCCAAGTTGAATCTAATAAAAAAGGAAACATATAAGAAACAATCGGTAACTATTTGCAATTCATCAGCCATTATCGATAGTTTTGAGGTACCTCTAAAATCGAGCCCTGACGATATAAATAGAATATATCGTCAGATCAGGAAAGGGGTATAATATTGTCGGGTTTTAAGGAAATTGATTACGATAATATCGATTATATATACATTGATACGTGCGTATTACTTCAATATTACAAATATAATCGAAGTAGTGAGCTGACAAATAAATGCACTGACTTGTTTATAGACTCATATAATGCAGATGTTCCGTTAGTAATTTCGGAGCAGGTATTGCATGAAATCAAAAAAGTCATCATTGCAGATTCTTTTGCATCCAGAGGTTATAATAACGAGCATGATATTAAAGACTTGCAGGAGAAATCATATTCTACTTATGTTAATATGATGAATGAGGCATTGAACTCATATAAAACATATAGATACAAAATCGAACACAATGAAATGATACTTAATGATGTTCTTGTTCCTTCAAGCGAAGCGTACCGTATTAGTGATGATATTATGTTTCAATACAATATCCACGGTGCGGATGATGCATTACATTTGGGTATAGCGTTAGATTATGGAATACCAGCTTTTGCGAGCGTAGATAAAGATTTTGCAGGGTTGTCAATTCCAAATCTTGAAATATATTTTGAACGCAATAATAATAAATAATCACAGGTATAATTCATATTCATTAAGCATCTCTTCGGAGGTGCTTTTTTCATACAGCGAAAGGAGGAGCACATGTCACTAATGGACAAATTAAGGAAACCGAGAGACAAGCCGGTAACTAATTATCTCTCGCAGCCGTATTCGTTCTTCTTCGGAGCGAGCACGGCCGGGAAGCAGGTAAACGAACGGACGGCAATGCAGACAACTGCGGTATATTCGTGCGTAAGGATACTGTCGGAGGCGATAGCATCGCTGCCATTAAACGTCTACAGGTACACGGATGGCGGCAAGGAAACAGACCACCTGCATCCCCTGTTCTACGTTCTTCATAATGAACCGAATAAGGAAATGACGTCGTTCATATTCAGGGAGGCTCTTATGAGCCACCTTCTAATATGGGGAAATGCCTACGCGCAGATCATACGTGATAACGCGGGAAGAGTCGTTGCCCTGTATCCGCTCCTCCCGGACAGGATGGAAGTAGACCGGGGCTCTGACGGAAAGATAGTTTATAGGTACACGAGATACGACGGGAACGATCCGTACATGAAAAATGACGGAGTCATAGTCCTTTCAGGTGAAGACGTGCTGCATATACCGGGGCTCGGGTTCGACGGCCTCATAGGCTATTCTCCTATCGCGATGGCGAGGAACGCTGTCGGCATGACGCTTGCGTGCGAAGAATACGGCGCGAGCTTTTTTGCTAACGGCGCAAATCCGGGAGGAGTCCTGGAGCACCCGGGGATACTTAAAGACCCCGGTAAGGTGCGTGAATCCTGGAACTCGGTCTATCAGGGAAGCGGCAACGCGCATAAGGTGGCGGTCCTAGAGGAAGGAATGAAGTTCCAGCAGATAGGTATACCTCCCGAAGAAGCGCAGTTCCTTGAGACAAGGAAATTCC